CTTCATGTTCTTCAAGTGTTCTAATCGGTCTTTCTGGATTTAGAATACGTGCTATACATTCGATTAGAGGTCGTATTGGCATTCCATCATCTCTCCAATAATATGATAAAAACTTAGGTTTACCACTAAAATAATAACTTTGACGATGTGTTTCTCCATTCATCAAATTATGGCTGCGAAATATTTGTGATGAATATTGATACCCAATCGGTTTTTTTTCTGAAGTTCCTTTCATTAATTCATACCATGGTTCATCATATACAGGTCGTTTATATTGAACTTCCATATTTTCTGTCTCACAAACAATGGTATCCTTAGGAGATGATTTAAAATTGAATAAAGCTGCTGCGATCTTCGAAAATTTCTTTGCAAATATAGGAGGAGTCATTCCTTTTAAATCATCAAATAATACGTAATGGTCATCTCCATAAACACCTACCTCGAATTCAGAATCTTTATAATCCATGACTCTCATTATTTCATATATCGCATTAAAATTTGTAATACTATCAATTAAACTTGTTAAAAGAGAACCAGATGGAACTCCTCCTACTCTTTCTAATACTTGACTTTTATCTATGATGTATGTTCCATTCATAACTTGCTCTCGAACAAATTTAACCCAATTTTGAATATAATTATGAGTATTAACATCTTCATGATCAAATAGATAAGAGATAGCACGAATCGCATTTTCAAATAAATACGAATTCACTCTTTGGTCATATTGAGACCAATCTCCTGAAAAAATATATTTTCTTTCTTTCATATGATATCGTAAATAATTCCATGATAAACCTGCTCGTTTTAATCCCAGCATTATAGGCGTATGTCCGAAAAGACATTCCTTATTATAAAATTTGATTCTACTCATAACTGGATACCAAACTGGATGATTAATCCATTGTTCAATGCCATCTGGTAAGGATATTACTCGGCCAATTGGTTCGTTATGCCTAACCTTGTCGACTGCCTTTCTCTTTTTAATTATTTTAGGACGGGACGCCATGGTCCAATTAATTTTAGGTTGAAATCCACATTCTTGGGAAGTCCAATTACTATATATCATCTCGTAAGCCCCAATCATGAGTGGTAAACATTCTGATTTATCTTGGAATCCAAGATTATTAAGTATATAACCAGGATTTGCATCCATATTTATTTTAATTGTTTTAATAACTTCACCGATGGATTGTAATTTAATTTTTTTTAATTCCCCTGGATAGATTTTTTTTGCTAGCGTTTCATGATCTAATTTAAACATACCATTTCTAGCGAGAGCTCTTGTTTCGTTATCATTTGTATTATAACTCGTTAAATAACGTATTTTGTCAATCTTTGAACCTCCGCATCTTATATATTTCATAGCTTCTTTTAATTTATGTATATTTCCACCACCTATCGCTGTCATATTTTCTATAAAAAATTTATTCAATTGATAATTTTTTTTAGCATTTCTAATTGTAATGTCATCTAGGTTACGATTGTCTACATCTTCAACAAAGAATACACTACAGCTTCTTTTATTCATTTGCGTTAAAAGTGGTTTTAATTTGAAATTACCTTCATTCAATAAGATATCAAGTTCTTTTTTATTATTTAATTTGAATAAATCATGTCCAACGCATTGAGAATTCTTAGATAAATAGGAGAGGGCAATATTAAGTTCTTTCGAAATATCGTCGCCCAAACGATATTTCGTAATTAAAGGGCGTAAATCGCCATTAGTTTTGGTTAATTCTGTTAATAGTGTCTTCAAGGCTTTCCGAACCAAGAAAAAAAAGGTTATGATCATTGATCATTTGTTGAATTTCTTCTTCTAATGCTTTAGAATCAGAAGGTTTA